AACTTATACAGTAGTTTCATCTCCTAGTTCAATTTCACAAACTGGATCTGGATCACCAATTGTAGTTACTGGATTATCAAATGGAACTGCATATACATTTACAGTAAAGTTAAGTAATACTGTTTTAGATTCTGACTTTTCATCATCAAGTAATCAAGTTACACCAGTTGCCCCAGTACCAACACCACCATTTTTCCCATCCTTCCCAACTCCACCTGCACCAACTCCAACACCACCTGCACCAACACCAACTCCACCTGCACCAACACCAACTCCACCTGCACCAACACCAACTCCACCTGCACCAACACCACCACCATGTGCCGATGGTTGTAGTGGAAATGCTGCATGCTTTAATTGTCAGTGTAACCAGGGTGGAAGTTGGGTTAACGGAATTTGTATAGCATGATATACTTAAACATAAAAGGAGAAGTATATGGCAATTAAAAAATTTGCAGGGATTGTTGATGGAGATATATTTTCAATACTTACAATAGATAGTGAGTTTAGCACAAATGAAGATTCAAGCGCTGGAGAAAGACTTATTGCGGGTTTTCAGTCTGATCCAAAAATAGTAGAAATACCTTCAGACTTAGATGTTAAAGTAGGTTGGACATGGGACGGTAATAATTTTATAGAAGGGTAATTGTTTAATGGAAAAAGAATCTGCTTGGAAAAAATATAAAAAAAATCTTGGAGATACTAGACCTTGGCACCTTGTTAATTTAAAAGATTATGTTTCTGAAGAAATATCTAATAACAGATATTCAATATGTATGGAATGTCCAGAATTAATAAAATTAACAAAACAGTGCAAAAAATGTGGGTGTTTTATGGCAGCAAAAACAAAGTTAGAAAAGGCAGCATGTCCAATAGGTAATTGGTAGCATGAAATCTCCATATTTGTTAAAAACTATTTTTCCAGAAAAAGAGCATAAAGAATTACAAAATCTTGCTATGTATTTGTGGTCAACAGACAAAACTACCTTTGATGAAAGTTTTGGAAGACATCAGTGGACAATCTGGGAAGGGGATCCTAAAGAAAATATAAAACCATTAAAGAAATTTCATGAAATGTTGCTACCACTAGCAAAAGAACAGTTTGAATCAGAAACTCTTTTGCCATCATGGTCTCTTATAAGTATTTATGAAACCAATAAAGCAAAACTGTGGAAACATAAAGACGATAATGCTTGTACATATCATATGAATTATACTATTTTTCATAAAACACCCTGGGATTTTTATGTAGAGGGAAAAAGGTTTCAGCCAGAAGAAAACGACATGGTAATATCTTATGGAAATGATCAAGAGCACTGGAGGCTAGATTTTCCTAATCCAGAAACAAATTTAGTTGCAAATGCTTTCTTTTTTTATGTAGAGCCAAACCATTGGTTTTTTACTGAAGGTCCACAGTATTTATATACAAAAATAAGAAATAAATAATGAAAAAACTATTAGTCAGTGTTGTAAATTATTGTGATCCAGAGTTTTATTCAACAATATTTTCTTTGTGGAGTCAAGCAAAAAATAAAAAAGAATTGTATTTTTCTATTGTGTCAGAAGATAATAAACAATATAACTTATCTTTTATACCAAACAAACAATTATTTTATAGACATTTTGATTTATCAGAATATAGAGGTGGAGTTTGTTGGGCTAGAGAATTAGCAACACAGGTAGATATTGAATATGATTATTTTATACAGTTTGATTCACACACACATGCATCTCCAGGTTGGGATGTAATGGCTATTGAAAGATATGAAAAACTAAAAATTAATGATGAAAATTTTATTATTTGTTATGCCCCAGCAGATTACGAAATAATGCCAAGCGGTGCAATTAATCTTGATGCAATAGTCAAATCATCCATGTACGGTTCTTTTTTTGCTGAATTAATTCCAGGCTTTAAATTTCCAGGATACAGTGTATTAGAAATAGATCAAGTTGTGCGTTCATATTGGGCAACATGTTGTTATCTTTTTGCACCTAAAAAATGGGTTAACGAAGTTGGAATTAATGATGAAGAATCTTTTAACACAGAAGAGTTTGCTTTATCATTAAGAACTTATGCAAAAAATTGGAAAATATACTCTATTGGAACAAGAGATGTTTTTCATAATCAGTCACACCGTCAAGCAAACGGTTCGGTAACAAGAGAAATCCTTAGACCTTGGGCAGACGACAGAAAAGAACCTTATTGGAAACATGTTGAAGAATCAACTAACAGGCTTTCTATGTTGATGTCTGGACAACTAGACGTTCCAAAAGAAAAAGTTTCTGCGTTTTTTATAGAGTCTGGAATAGACACAAAATATTTAGAGTTTATTCCAAATTATGTTTCGCACGTATTTGTAGAACATAGATCTCTTGGGATGCCTCCAAGACGAGACAAATAAAAACCCTCCAAACCAAAAGCAAGGAGGGTATTTTTATATTTAATCTTTACGCTTTACATGGATACTTGTTGTACCATTCTTGGTACCGTGGTCCGTTCACAGAACTCCATGCTGACCAATCTTTACCACCCTTAGTCATGTGAAATGTTATTTGTGAATTAGTAACTGGGTTAAATAATTCAACGTTAGAGTCAAGATCGAATTTTTCTCTACGATCAGGACCCAGTTTTCCTATCATGTTTATTTGAAATACTCCATAAGAACTATCTCCAGTTTCTGAGTTGCCATTAAAAGCAAAAGGTCTTCCATTAGATTCAGCCTTTGCAATTGCACATGCTGTTCTTAATTTATCACCTTTAAACCCTATAGCCTTCAATAGGTCAACTAACTGGCTATCAGTTAATTTATGAGCATTTTCATATTTTTTTAATATACTCTCCTTAGAAACCAGAAAAGCCCCTGTAGGGGCTGGAACGGCTTCAACGGATGGTTTAGTCAATAAATTATTATCTAAAGCATTAGCAGAATTGCTAAAAGGCGCAACCAAGCCAACGATAGATAGTAACCCCAACCAAACCTTTTTTTCAATGTTTCTCATTAGTGTTACCTCCTTAGAAACAAAAACTACCTTTCGGTAGTACATTAATTATAACATGATTTAGGGATTTAAGTCAACTTTATCAATATACCCGAACATTTATTAAAAATATTACAGTATGAAGTGGTATAATAATAAGATTATGGCAACTGGTGTAACTGCAAACTATGACCTTCCTTATCCGCTTTCTAGCGATCCAGTAGATATTCATGGAGATTTACAAGAATTAGCAGAGCAAATCGAACTTATCTTGCCTATTCTTGTAAATCATACAATAGAAGTTAGAAATATAAGTGGTTCAACAATTGCAAAAGCAACACCAGTTTATGTAACTGGATTTAATACAAAAACAACAATTGAAAAATGTGATTCCGATAATATTAGTACATTTCCAGTATTAGGATTAACAAGTTCTGCAATTGCAAATAACTCAGATGGCGTTGTTACTATCTCTGGAGTAATTCTTGATGCAAATACAACTTCTTTTACCGCTGGAAATGTTCTTTATGTTGCAGATGGTGGAGGACTAACAGCAACACAGCCAGCAACTGGTTCTGGTGCGGTAGCAATAGTAGGAAAGTCTAACGCAACAACTGGAATATTAGTTGTTGGTCAGCCAAAAGGCAACGGCACATGGGGATCACTGAAAGCAGGTTTATCATAATGGCAATACTGAGATCACAACAACAAAGTTCTTATTCTGTTGGCTTAACACCACCTACCGTAACTTGGACGGTAGTTAGAGGAGACACTGCAGCATTTAGAGTATATGTAACAGACGACAATAAAGATCCATTAGTTATTGAAGACTGGAACATTGCAATGGAAATTAAAAGACCAAATACTAAACCAGGAGAGTTTACAGATGATGCAGAGTTAATTGTAGAATTAGCACCTTCTCCAACAGAAACAGATTTAGACGGAGAGTTTACAGTTTCACTAAGTGCAAATGATTCAACAATGCTAGAGACTGGCGATATCTTTGATATTGAATTAAGTGATGAGAGTAGGGTTTGGACGGTAGCCAGAGGAACAATGATAATTATTGAAGATGTAACAAATAGCGAGTCGTAATGGCTTTAGCAATAATTATTGATGAAACTACACAAAGAACCAAAAAGATTGAGTCAGTAGATTACGCAGTTGCTAAAATTATTCCAATAAACACTGGAATAAAAATTAGTGAAATTTTACCTTTTAGAATTAGATTTACTACAATTGGAATACCTTCTCCATATTCTGGAGTACCTGGAATTGGACTTCAAATTATTGGAATTAATAACTATATTCTTTAATAATATGATATAATTCCTATATGGCTAAAGTATCGCTCTCAGCAGTAAAAGCATTATTTCAAACTGGAGATAGACCAACCCAGGAAAACTATGTTGATTTAATTGACACCCTGTCAGCACAAGCAACAGATTTGGGTAGTTCTGGAAATAACGAATCAACAATTAATGGCATTGAAAATTCAACAGTATTTGACAACTTTTTAGCAAGCGAATTTAGATCAATGAGATATGTAATCTCAATTAAAAAGACTTCTGGAGGCGCAAATAAATATTACGCCACAGAGATGAATATTCTTGTAGATGGAACAGGTGTTTCAGTTACAGAATATGCAACGATAGACAACGATGGGAATATTGGCACCATCTCTGTTTCACGGGCTGGAGATACAGTTTCACTAACTGTTGTTCCAGTGGGAGGACAAACCCCTATAACTCTACGCTACATGCGTATGGGATTAAAGGCTTAACCAAGGAGATAAAAGATGGCAACCGTAACAAAAGATTTTAGAGTAAAAGCGGGACTGGTAGTTGAAGGATCAACTGCGACCGTTAACTCTCACGATATATTAACAGAAGCATTAGTAGACGCAAAAGGTGATTTACTAGTAGCATCTGCTGCAGACGCAGTAACTCGTCTCGCCGTTGGAACCGATAACTATGTTCTTACTGCAGACTCAAATGCAACAAATGGAATTGCCTGGAAAGCACCAGCAGCAGTTGGTGTTTTTGAATCAAGCATTGTGTTTGAAGGCGCAACAGCAGATGACTACGAGACAACTCTTACAGTTGCAGACCCAACAGCAGATCGTACAATTACACTTCCTAACGTAACAGGTACCGTAGTTACATCTGGTGATACTGGTACAGTTACAGCAACAATGCTTGCTTCAGATTCAGTAACTACCGTAAAAATTACAGATGCAAACGTAACTGCAGCAAAACTTGCTACAGATTCAGTAACTACAGCAAAAATTACAGATGCTAACGTAACAGAAGCAAAACTTGCTGCAGACTCAGTTACAACTGCAAAGATTACAGACTCAAACGTAACAGCAGCAAAGTTGGCTGCAGACTCAGTTACAACTGCAAAGATTCTTGATGCTAACGTAACAGATGCAAAACTTGCTGCAAACTCAGTTACAAATGCTAAGATTGCAGATAGTGCTGTAAATACAGCAGAGATTGCAGATAGTGCAGTAACCACAGCAAAGATTACAGACCTAAACGTAACCACTGGCAAACTTGCAGATGGCGCAGTAACCACAGCAAAGATTACAGATGCTAACGTAACTGCTGGTAAACTTGCTGCAGACTCTGTAGAAACAGCAAAAATTGCAGACGGTGCAGTAACCTCAGCAAAGATTGCTAATGACACAATTGTAGATGCAGACATTAATTCTGCTGCTGCAATCGCTCAGTCTAAGATTGCAAATCTTACAACAGATCTTGCTGCTAAGTTAGCACTTGCTGGTGGAACAATGTCTGGCGCAATCGCAATGGGTACAAACAAGATTACAGGTCTTGGAACTCCTACAGATGCAACAGATGCAGCAACAAAGTCTTATGTAGACTCAGCAGCACAAGGTATTGACTGGAAAGCATCTGTACGAGCAGCAACAACTGCTAACGTAACACTTGCTTCTGATCTTGAAAATGGAGATGTCCTTGATGGCGTAACTCTTGCTACTGGAGATCGTGTTCTTGTTAAAGATCAGTCAACTGGTTCAGAAAACGGTATCTACGTTGTTAAGGCATCTGGTGCCCCAGATCGTTCAACTGATGCAGATTCAGGTGCAGAAGTTACTGCAAACTTTGCAGTATTCGTAGAACAAGGAACTGTAAACGCTGATCAAGGTTATACATTAACCAATAATGGTGCAATCACAGTTGGAACTACAGCACTTACCTTTACTCAGTTTACTGGTTTAGGACAAATTGTTGCGGGTACAGGATTAGACAAGACTGGAAACACTCTTGATATTGATTCAACTGTAGTAACATTAACAGGTACACAAACCCTTACAAACAAGACACTAACATCACCAACATTAACAACTCCTGATCTTGGAACTCCATCAGCAGCAACTTTAACAAATGCAACTGGTCTTCCAGTAGCAACTGGTATTTCAGGTCTTGGAGAAGGCGTGGCAACATTCCTTGCAACTCCATCTTCTGCAAACCTTGCATCAGCATTAACTGATGAAGCAGGATCTGGAACAGTAGCATTTACTAACAGTCCAACCTTTACTACACCAACTCTTGGTGCAGCAACTGCTACAAGTATTGCTCTTCCAGATGTTCTTCTTGGATCTGCTCTTGCTACCGCTTCAACTTCAGCAACAACAATTGATACATGGTCAGCAACTACATACTCAAGTGCTAAATATATCGTACAAATGAAAAAGGGTAATGATATTGAAGTAATTGAATTACTTGTTACAGTTGATGGAAACAATTCCGTTTACTTAACAGAGTATGCAGATGTAATCAGCAATGCTGAACTAGGAACAACTAACGCTGTTTACAGCAGTGGAAACGTTCTTCTTCAGGTAACTGGTGCATCAGCAGATACTGCTGTTAAAGTAAGCAAAACTTATATCGAAGCATAAATAGAAATAGAGGTCGGAAGTGGCAACCGTAAATAAGGACTTTAGAGTAAAGCACGGCATTAACGTTGCCGAAGGCGGTACTTTTGGAGGAACTGTTACAGTTGCCACACCTACTCAAAATGCACATGCAGCAACAAAACTATATGTAGATACAGCAGTTGGAACCCCAACAATTGGAACAACAAAGCCAGCAACTCCAGCAAATGGAAATTTATGGTTTGATACATTAACAGAACGTGTACATGTTTACTACAGTGGTGAATGGCTTGCAATTGCAACATTAGAAGATGCAGAATCACTTCAAGATCACATTCATGATACAGCAATTGACGGAAATGGTTTAATCGTAAGTACTTTTATTAGTGGTGGAGCATACAACGAGCCAGGAGTTCTTGTAAGTGGTGGGCTATATAATACAGCATCATTTGAAGCAACATATGATGGTGGAACGGCTGTTGATAATTTTAATTAATTATCTGTTATAATATATACATACACCAAAGGAGTAATAAATGGCAACCAGAATGCAGCAACGCAGAGGTACTGCGGCTCAATGGACATCAGCAAATCCAGTATTAAATGCTGGTGAAATGGGGTGGGAGTCAGACACAAATAAATTTAAAATTGGTGATGGAACAAATCACTGGGCAGACATAGACTATTTTATTGATGCCAACTCAACTGCAAATCCTGCTTTTGGTACAAGCATTACTTTTGAAGGCGCTACCGCCGACTCTTATGAAACTACTTTATCAGTAGAAGATCCAACCGAAGATCGCACAATTACAATTCCAAATGCAAGTGGACAACTTGTTCTTCGTGATACACATGAAACACTTACAAATAAAACTTTACAAGGTCCATCAATTTCAGGACTTATAATTTCAGATAGTTCAATTGTTGTGGAAGGTGCGACAGCAAATGCATTTGAAACTACTCTTCAATTTACAGATCCAACCGCAGACCGTACAGTTACAATCCCTGACGTAACTGGTACAGTAATTACAACTGGCAACCTTTCAGATATTACAGCCCTTGGAATATTTAGTTCAACCATTACAATGGAAGGAACTACTCCAAATGATTTTGAATTAACACTTTCTGCAGGAGATCCAACTGAAGATCGTGTAATTACTTTCCCAGATGCTAGCGGTACAGTAATTACAACTGGAAATATGTCCGATATTACTAATACTGGAGTATTTTCTGGTCAAATTATATTTGAGGGTGCAACACCAAATGAATTTGAAACTACTGTGCAAGCACAAGACCCAACAGCAGATCGTACTATTACACTTCCAGACGTAACTGGTACAGTAATTACAACTGGCAACCTTTCAGATATTACTTCTGTTGGAGTACTAAGTACATCAGTTGTTTTTGAAGGTACTACAGCAAACGATCATGAACTTACTCTTGCTGCGGGAGATCCAACCTCTGATATAACTATTTCATTCCCTGATGCAGCAGGAACACTTGTTGTTGATACTGCTACACAAACCCTTACCAACAAAACACTAACAAGTCCACTAGTAAGCAATCTACAAATTACCGATGGAAGCATTGTTCTTGAAGGTTCTACACCAAATGATTTTGAAACCACATTAACTGTTGTAGATCCAACTGCTGACAGAACAATTACAATTCCAGATGCTTCAGGAACAATTGCTTTTACAACCGATATTACAGTTAGCGCAACATCAACAAATACATTTTCTAACAAATCTATTTCTTTAGCAACAAATACTGTAAGCGGAACAACAGCCGAATTTAATACTGCTCTTTCAGATTCTAACTTTGTTACTACTGGAGACACTGGAACAGTTACAAGCACAATGATTACTGATGGAACTATTGTTGATGGAGATATTAATGCCTCTGCAGCAATTGCTCAGTCTAAAATTTCTGGATTAACTACAGATCTTGCTGCCAAAGCACCTTTAGCAGATCCAACATTTACAGGAACAGTATCTGCAGCAAATTTAACACTTAGTGGAGATTTGACTGTAAGTGGAACTACAACAAACATTAACTCAACTAATTTAGTTGTTGAAGACAAGAATATAATCCTTGGAGATGTAACATCACCAACTGACACAACAGCAGATGGCGGTGGTATTACACTTAAAGGCGCAACTGATAAAACCTTTAACTGGGTTGACGCTACAGACGCTTGGACATCTTCCGAGCATATTAATTTAGCATCTGGAAAATCACTTTATCTAAACGGTACATTGTTAAAAGATGTAGCAGAAACCTTAACAAACAAAACTTTAACAGCCCCTAAAATTAATCTAGGACTTAATGCTCAAACTGGAACAACATACACACTTGTTTTAGGTGATGCTGGAAAAGTTGTAACAGCCTCTAATGGTTCAGCAATTACAGTTACTATTCCACCATCAGGTGATGTTGCTTACGCAACTGGATCACAGATAACTGTTCTTCAAAAAGGTGCAGGCCAAGTTACTTTTGCACAAGGCTCTGGAGTTACTATTAGAAGCACTGGTGCAACCGCTACTGCTCCAAAACTTCGTGCTCAGTATTCTTCAGCAACATGCGTATATGAAGGTTCAGATGTTTGGTACGTTGTAGGAGATATTAGTTAGTTTAATTAAAGAACGGAAAGGGTAGGTTAATGGCAACAGATATTCTGGGCACCATTAGTTCCTCTGCGAAGGGTGCTCCTGGCATCCCAACAATTGGAACAGCAACTGATGTGGGAACATCTCGTGCATTTAACAACGGTGCTGCCACTGTAACCTTTTCTGAAGGAGCAGGAGCGCCAGCAACATCTTTTACAGTTACATCATCACCAGGTGGTTATACAGCAACTGGCTCTTCTTCACCTATAACAATTGAAGGATTGCAATCCAATACATCTTATACATTTACCGTTAAAGGAAATAACCTATCAGGTTCATCACTTGATTCATCTGCCTCTAACTCTATTACAGCAACTACAGTACCAGCAACACCTTCTGCACCAAGCGTAACAACTTCAGCATTGAATGATAATGTTTCTTGGACTGCCCCTGCAAATGGTGGTAAAGCAATTACTGGATATACTTGGGCATCTTCTGATGGAAAAGGCGCTACAGTAGGTTCAGGAACAACAAGTGTTAATGTTACTCAAGAAGCAAATACTTCACAAACTTATACAGTTTATGCAACTAACGATAAT